CGAGTCCGGAGTTTCCGGTTCGGTTTGTTCGTCACGGACATCCGTGACAATCGCGCCTGAATAGGCCGCGAAACTTACGAGGCTGATCTCTTTGACGAGAGCGTCTCGAACCTCTGTGACTCCATCGACTACGGCAGAATCGCGCATGATGAATCCGACAGACAACGACAGGACTCCGTCAGCTGCGAGAGTCGCGGCGTCGCGTCCTCGAACAGTGTCGGAGAGAAAAGACTCGAAGTGGAATCCGCCGTCACGGTCTGCGCCGCCGGTGATTTTTCCGATGGGCTCGTGACGGTCGTGCTGCCACAACATGAGGGCATTAGGGTCGAGCGTGACCGAGCCAGGAGCGAACCGTTCGTTATACGAAGGTGAGACCTCTCCGTAGGGGACGGCGATGCCGGACAGTTGGCGGGTCGTGGTGTCATAGCGGAGCTCGACGAGCTGTTCGCGTGTTTCCATCGTTTCCATTAGATTGCTCCGTTCGGCGCGAGGCCTTCGATGTTTCTCACCTCGTCCTTCGACAGCCATCCGGAAGTCGGGTCGAGTGCGATCTGGTGTGCCTGATAGCGCGTGAGCGTGTCAGAGCGGAGAAGTGCGTCGATGTTCATCTTCGCTACATTGGTAAGACGGCCAGGGAGAAGAGCGGTCATCGCTTCTTCGATTTCGACATAGTAGGCGGCGAGAGTAAAGCGGGTAAAGGAGATGAGCTCCTGCTCGATGTTCGAGTAAGTATTTGAGCCGCCCTGGAGCGCACTAGCCATGAGGTTGACAGGGATTCCGAAGAGTCGAGCGGTCTGTTCGACACCGAAGGATTGCGTCTCTAAGAATTGCGCGTCCTTCGGGGACAGGTAGGTCGATTGGAAGGACAGGCCGTTACCGAGTACGGCCGTCTTACCCGAGCCGAGAGCGTTCCAGGCGTTCGCCGCGTTCTGCGCGTCCTCACCGTTAAGCATTTGGTCCGTCTTCAGGATTCCGGCGGGTGTTCCACCAGCTGCGAACCATTCGCTGACATAGTCTCGCGTCGAGGTGATGGCGAGAAGTTCTTTTTGCGCGGACTGGATTGGTCCCAGGCCGTAGAGATTACCAGGGACGCGGAGAAGACTAAGCGGTTGGATGTCTGCGATTGATAGTTTCTGCGTACCCCGATAAACATAGCTCTGAAGGTTGCCAAGATCGTCGCTCTGAATGAGGACATCAAAAGGGTTAAGGCACTCGAGCTTCACGACCTCGTTGCGCGTGTCGTTACGGTATACCCGCCAGAAGGCGTTACCGGACAGAGCCAAAGAGTTAACGGTCTGCTCGAGGAAGGCAGCGCGGGTCTGCTTCGGGTCGGGCTGACGAATCCAGAGCGGGCTCGAAGGGAGCTCGACGCCATCGCGGTAAACATGGATGGACAGTTGTTTGATTGCGGTCGACAGGATGGATACAGCGCGGAAGACGGCCGCGAGAGACAGGGCCTCGTTGGTCGTGATGCCGGACGATGCAGATCGTGGATTAGGGATGGTGCTTCCCGACCAGCGTGCGTTTAAGGACGCGACAGAGTCCCGGCCTGAATCTAGCAGACCTTGAGCCGGTCGATTGAGAAATTCGAGGAATCCCATTACCTAAACACTACATCTTGTGGTATGAGTAAGTCAAGACCACTACATATAGTGTTTGGCGTGTCGTGGAGATGTCCGGAGTCGAACCGGAGTCCGCCGCCGTTCCCTTGCGGGTCTTACGGCGTCGAGATACCCTTCATCCCCAAAGAAAATACCCCTAAAGGACTCTCGGACTCTAGGGGTATTGCGCAGGGAGACCCAGGCGGCCAAGTCCTAAGTCAAGTCCCAATCTCGCGGCCGTGCCAAAATACTAGCACGAATCACTGACAAGAATCACACTGAAGCAGGTCCATCGGGTCTTGAGGCACGGCATAGCCGTTGATATTTTCGTTATCCATAGACCGACCAGATTATCAGAGCGGCCGTGCTCCAGGTTATTACGCGCCGATGAAAAGCTGAAGACCCGACGATTTTGGAGTATGTTCAGACGCCGCATGGACAGCGATCGCGGTAGCCATTACACCGTCGATCTCGACGCTGGAATCGACGCGCGAGATGCGAAAATTCTCGCCGACATTCTTACGGACGGCACGCGGAATCTGATAAGTCATAAGCGGGTCTCCGGCGTGCTGAAGTGTCTTATGCTTCAGACGGTTATAGAGCATCGAGGACGCACGCATCACATCGCCGAGATGATAAACATGGACGCGGAATCCTCGGCTCTCGAGCTCCTTTGCCAGGTCTTTGAGATAAAGACCGTCCATGACGAATCCGGCGGGAGAGTGTTTGATTAGTTGCTGGCAGATGTCGATGAGCTTAGATATTGTCGGCCTGGCAAAGACGGCCACGATCTCAGTGTGGACAATATCGTCGACGAGTATCGCAGCTGCGATGGTTGCCCAGTCTCCGTCTCGCGTGAGGTCGATTGAGAAGAATGGATTACCGGCGGGGAAGGATTCTTCTCTCGGCCGCTCGCACGACCACCAGAGCGACATCGGAATAAAGGTCTTATCGTTCGAGTAGACGAATCGGTTAAGTCGATAACGGATGATGTCTTCGTCCGGCAGAGAGCGAACATCGTCGAGCATAATCTGGGAATCGATACGGCCAGACGCCAGGGAAGGATTCGCTTGCTTTAATAAGCGAAGGAGCTCCTCGTCTTCGCTCGGGACTAGGGATTCTTCTGCTTCCCATATCCACGCGCCGAACCTCGAGGACTCTCCCGCGATAGCCTTCTCCGCGTTCTCATAGAGTCGCTTTAGCAGCGCAGAATTCTGGTCTCCGGCTGTTGTGATGCCGATCAAAATAGAGTCCGCTCTCGATCCTTGTCCCGAGACTAAAGCTGTCCAGGATGAATCGTCGACCAGGTGAACCTCATCCACGATTGCCACACTGATAGGGATGCCCTGGAGCGTCGATGCCCGAGCCGCCTTAATCTCATACCTTGAGCCGTGAGTAGTGCGGATGCCTCGAGTATCGGTGAGCTTAGTCATAAGCTTCTTCAGGCCTGGCGTGTTGTTGATGATTGCCTGGATGCGTTCGTAAAGAATTCGAGCCTGGTCGACCTGGGATGCGATGCCGACATTAATCTGATTCGGCTTCCGGAGCAAAGACCAGAGCCCGAGCAGCGAGGTTAATTCTGTTTTGCCGGATTGACGCGCGACACTGCAAAGAACAGCACGAAACCTCAGCGTCCCATCTTCTTGGAGCTCAGTCATTCGCCGGACTAGCTCTATCTGCCATTCGTCGAGCCAGTAGCCCATCGACCCGCGCCAGGCATCCTCGAGCAACGGAAGATAACGATCTATGTCGGCCTCGAAGTCCTCACGGAGCGGCGGAGTGAATCGGGTCGGGCTAAACATTATCGGCGGAGCAATTCCTCATAAGGATTGACAGCTCCGGCAACAGAAGGCCGCTCCTTGAGCAGACCACGATGAACCAGTCCGAATTGTGCGCTAAGTGCGGCCGTAACCTCACGATCTAATTCGATAGCGAGTGCCTGAAGCAGCTTTACCGACGGACCGTGCGATTCGTCGAGGTAATCCGCCGTCGATAGGTACGATTCGACCGTCTCAGCAAAAGTTGCTGGTCGGCGTATGCCTTCGGTTTCCATATGATCTCCTTTGTTTGCGCCGGTCGGCTAATTGTTTCAAAATGTTTCAAGGTTCGGGGGTAAAAATGCCAGTTAGGGGGCGGATTGTGGACAACTATAAGAAAAAAACAATCGGCTGTGGATAACTATCTTGCCGTCTATTTTTTTCTCAGCTGTTACATGGTGAGACCCCACCCACCTTTGACGAAGGCGCGGCGTGGCGGTTGCATCTTCGCTCCCTTCTTCGAGTTGCATGACCGGCACAAGGCCTGGAGATTACTCGGGCTATTGTCTGGTGTGCCGGTGATTGCTTTGGGGATGATGTGGTCGACGGTATCCGCCGCGTTACCACATCCAGCTTGACAGATATACATATCCCGCTCGAGTACCCAATCGGATAGAGCCCGCCATGCTGCGGTCCGTAGATCGTCGCGCTTACCCATTAGACGATTGCCATCCTTCCAAATTGTCCTTCTGGTTTGGTGACGAAGGTGAGCACACCTCGTCGACCGACGGCCCCATACTTTTGTTTGAACCAGGTCGATTCTGATTCTAGGGCTGGTGTGGTGATGATGAGTCGATCGCGGCGTGAGCTGATTTGGAATTCGTGCTCGTGGCCGTGGATGAGTATGTGTCCTGCACCGGCGGGATGGTTGTTAAAGGTTTGCTTTTCCCACCATTCCATCGCTTTACCTCGAGCCCACTGATGTCCGTGAATGAGGACGAAGTTTGTACCGTTTACCTCGAGGACGAGATGGTCTTCATCTTTACCTGGCACGAACATACGCACATGGCCATATCGCTCTGGGTTGAGTGCCAGTGCTTCGCTGACCGCGATTGCCGACTCAGTAGCGTGTCCATCAGACGCGTCAGTCGCTTGGAAGCGTTGGATGTCATCGTGATTGCCGTTGACAATACCCACCGTGATATCCGGTGCCTGAATGAATGTGTCGATGGTCCTGAGTAGCATCCGGCGAAATACCCGAAGTTGCTCGGAAATGGTGAGGTCGGAGCGGTAGAAGTTTCGTCCGCCCTGGCTTTGATTGCCTTCCAGATGGTCTCCGAGACCTGCAATAAGTACCGAGGGTTTTCCCATTCGGGTCCATTCGGCAGCTGCGCGGGTAAGGCTCTCCGTCCACGCGGTAACGATTCCTTCTGATCCACCGTCTTTGCCATCAGGTTTTCCTAACTGTGAGTCTCCCATCGCGAAGACGAAGAGATTGTCACTCTGTTTCTGTTGTTTGGTTGCTGGTTTCTTGTTTACGAGCTTGATTAGGTCTTCGACTAATGATTCTCGTGTCGACCGTTTCGAGATGCGGAAGGTGTATGACCATGCTCCTCGAGTGACTGCCGGTGTTTTTTTGCCCTGGTGATCGTATGCCTTCTCTCGAGTCCAGGCGTTCGGGTTAAATTTGGCGGTGAGCATCGTGGCTACATAGCCATCGGGGATGATTCCGCCGCGACCGGTAATGAATTCGTGCAGTTGTTCGTGACCGAGTTCGGTATCGGTTACAGCGGTTACGACTGATTCGTCTCCGAGTGCGTCCCATTCTTGACTGAATACCACAGGTCCCCGAGTGTCAGGAGCACTCGAGGGCTGTGGTGTGTTCAGTAGGTCTTCAAGCATCAGGGTCGGTGAGCTCTTCGATAGTTTCGTTATCGACCGGTGTCTCTTCGCCTGGCATAGGTGTTGGGTCGATTCCCATGATCTCGCAGAGAATCCTTGTCTGGGCCAGTATTGCTTCGACCTGTTTTTCGATTTGATAGATACTAGCCATTGATTAGCCTTTCGCATGATTTGCAGTCTCCGCGTCGATGTGACCGGACTGAGGATTCTTGATTCGGGCAGCCGATTGCCTGGATGGTTTTCCAGATGTGGCGGAGCGGGATTCGTTCATCATCCATCGCACGCCAGAAGGCGTTGCGATCTTCTTCGCTTAGCGTGGTTAGCCAGGCGTTTAGTTTGCACTGTTTGGTGCGTGGTGTGGTCACTGTGTTGAGTAGTTGCTCAAGGTTCACGGTGTCACCTCGAGGATTACCAGGATGATTGCGACGATGCCGAGCCAGATGGCGATACCAGTGAGGGCTATCTGTCCACGCTGTTGCCAGAGACGCCGCTTATACATGCGCATCCGGTACGACTGGCCGGCCATTAGAAGGGAGCTCCCTGTTCGGGTGCTTCCCACTGAGTTGCTTCTGCTGGTTTGCCTTCTTTGAGGACCTTGATCGTTGCGTCACCGACAGTGCGGCCAACATAGGGTTGACCGGCGTTCGAGAGAAGAATCTCCTTCGTCTCGTAGTGTTTTGCGACCTCGACGCGGAGCTCACCGACTACCTCGACGATGGCGTTTTCTGCGGGCTGGTCTCCCCAGATAGTCCAGTTGGTTTCCCAGGACTGGTCTGTTGATGTGACGATGCGTTCTGCGAGTACGAATCCCTTAGTGCCTAAGAGCTTCGAGACTCGTCCTTCTACTTTGACGATTGCCATAGTGTTATTGCCTTCCTTTTGCTGTTTCTGATTCGGGTCTTGCGGGCCTTGCGTTGAGCCGCCTTTGCCTTGTGTGTTGGCCAGGCGATTCGGATGGTGCTTTTCATCGGGTTTCACCGTACCTGCGACCGTACTTTACGATTTGGTCGTAGTTGTGTCCGCCGATTGCGCCTGTTGCCAGGAGCCATTCGGCTAGGTGTCCGAATCCGATGATCTGTCCTCGGATGTATCGGTCGAGGATGTGGTCGTGGTCGATGTCGTTGATGGCGTTGATTTTTTTGAGCTCGAGAAGTAGGTGCTTCATTGCTCCGATGACTTTTGGTGCTGGTGCTAGGTGTGTCATGTTATCGGGTCCTTTCTCCATTGGTCGATTTGCCAAGCGTAGCACTTATGACATTGGAATTTGAGTGTGGTGTGTTCTTGACACCGTGGCGTGTCGGCGGCGGAGCCTGAGCCGGCATCGCCATTCGGATCTCTTTTTGTTATCTGTTGCGAGACGGCTCCGCCCTGGCCAGAGGCCGGCGGGCCGTCGAGCGTATTTGTTCTTATTTGTTCTTTATCTATTCGGGGGACATGGGTGTCCGCCCCTGGGTGTCTCAAATGTCCGCCCTTTGTGTCGTAAATGTCCGCCCCTGGGGGGACATGGGTGTCCGCCCCCCCTCGGACATGGGTGTCCGCCCCTGGCACGAATTTCGGCAGCGTGTCGACGCCACCTGTGACATCGATCACATACTTATTCGTCCCGCGGAGACCTGCCTGTCGGGTCGTGATTAGGACGCCTTCGGTCTCGAGCTCACGGATGATTCGGCGAGTGTGCCGGATGGATGTGCCGGCTTGCATGGCTACGGTCGTAACGGATGGCCAGGCGGCGTTACCCTTTGTCTCGTTGACATAGTCCGCCAGGATTATCAGGATGAGCTTATGGACGCCTTCGACGCGATCGCTGTGGATAATGCGCTTTACTAGTTTGAAGCTCATACTCGCATCCCGCAGATAACGCACTCGGTCGTGCCGCCTTCGCCGATGGTAAGCCAGTGGTGTTGGTGTTCGGTATCCATCATTCTCCTAAATGGAATCCCGCCGGAGACCTAGCCATCTCCGGCGGGAAGTTTTAGGGATGAGGCTAGTCAGGTAGAGCATAGTCCACTAATGCCCTAACGCAGATTATTGTCTGCTCGACATCCGATGGATATTTGCTGGCCGTAATTTTGTAGACCTGTTGATCGCCCTTCTCGAAGGCGTTAGCTCGCTCGAGTCCATCGAGCACGCTCTTAGTGAGATTGTCGACATCCTGGCGGGAGTGTGTTTTGGTCCCGAAGTAGAGCCAGACCTGGAGCATACCTTCGAGGCGTGTCTCTCCGTATTTATCGAACCATGCATTACCGACTAGTTTCTCGAATTGGACTGTTTTTGGTGGCGTGTGGACTCCACCGTTTCGCGCTAGGCGTGGTCGTTCTTTAGCGACCGGATGTCCTGGGACGGTTAGGTCGTAATGTTTAGCCACCTAGTGCCTTTTTTCGGGCTGTGAATTGGCTGATTAGTTTGGTGGAATCGCCGGAGTCGACAGCTCGAGACCATAGATCGTTGAGCTCGCTGACGGTTGCGGCCGCGTCGATGTCTTTTGTAGTGATTTGCGTCGCTTTGTTGGCTCGTTCGACCTTTGCCATCTCTTCTCGAGACGGTCGTTTGCCTTTTGGTGAGAAGGCTCCGCCGAGCAGACTAATGGCTCGGCCTGTTGAGGATGTGGCACAGTTTTCGACCCACGATGTCCTGTTTACCGGTGAGGCGTCCTTGACCTCGTGCGCCAGGTCTACGCCGGTAGGCAATTCGTCCGTGGCGTTAAGGTAGATAGAACATTCGACGATAATGCTCTTCTCGTCGATGTGCACGATCTTGTTGACGATGCGGCCTTGCGGATGCGTCTTCCTGAAAAGGTCGATGCGTTCCTGGACAGTCTGATACGAGCTGAGGTCAAAGTTAGCCACGAGTATTCTCCAATTCTTTATAGTTGTTGAAGTCTGTCACGAATCGATGCGCAACCTCGATAAGCTCCGCAATCATGTCATCATCGCGCTCGATGATAAAGTGCTTCGGCTCCATCCAGGCCGGCACGAATTCTCCCGAATCAGTCTGCATCCGAAGTAGCCACCCGAAGACGCACTTTGTCGCACCGGTCACATACATCTGCCACTGAACCTGCCGGCGATACTGGATAGGGATATCGCCTGGAATCATCCCGCGATCTAATCCTTTGTCCCAGTCCGTGCCGGTGGTCTTTACCTCGGCAATCATCGACCAGTCTTCGTTCAGTCCGTCCGGTGTAGCCAAGTGACGCTCCTGCTCGGCAGCGCGGATGAGCCAGTCGTTCGGTCGTATCTTGTATTCGTGTGGCAGACCGTTGACTATCCATTCTTCATAGTCGCGGCCGAATCGCATATACGCATTGTCCTCGATGACATTGTCTTCGGGATGTAATGCCCGCTTGAGCTCCGCATCGTAACCACCTGGACCTGCTGCGGCCTTAGCGACCGTGGTTGCGCTTACACCGTACTCGCGGGCCCGATACCATTCGTCAGTCCCCGAGCGGGCTACTAGCCTGTCCTTCATTAATAATCCTCTCCCCGATTATGAACATTCTCTGAGTAAATGTTCGCATCGAGGTACGACGCCTAATTCGGTGAAGTGTCTTATCGTGGCCGGACATATGCTGTTTCAGCTCGGCGAAGTGTGCAGCTCGAGCCTTGACATCGGATGCGGTCTTTTCGGCCTGGAGCCGGCGAAGTTCGTCACGGACGATGTCGACCGGCGGCCACCGTTCACTCTGTCGATCCATACCAGACCAGAGCTAATCCGATGATGCCAGGTAGTAAGACCCAGGCGGACGATGTGACGCACCCGATAAAGGCTATGACTGTAAGTGTGCGTCCCAGGTTAAAAGCTTGTTGTTTGGGCATGATAATCCTTTGCTAGTAGGTGTGTCACACCATAGCAGAAGATGGGGACCAGTGCGCCCTACCACACTG